TAGATTGGAAGAATACTACAAACTAGCTAATGCTACCAACGCTGTAAACGTAGATTTCAGTGGTGGCGCAAACGGTGGAGTTGCTGATGGTAAAGTATTAAAAGTTGCTGGAATAAATATTATTCCAACTAACAACTTACCATCTACAAACATCAGTTCTGGTGTTGCTCAAGGTTCTAGCACAAATTTTGCTGGAAACTTCTCAACAACAGTTGGCTGTGTTTGGCAGAAAAATGCGGTTGGAACTGTGAAACTAATGGACTTATCAACTGAGATGGATTACCAAATCCAAAGACAAGGTACATTGATGGTAGCTAAGTACGCTATGGGTCATGCACCTCTAAATCCAGTTTGTTCAATCGAGATCAAAACATCGTAATTATATTACTTTGTTTTTAAATTTAGGAGGCGGCTTCGGTCGCCTCTTAATTATAGGAATTATATTATGGGAACAGTAACTACAAAACTTGAATCTGTAAATGTTATGCTTACAGCGATTGGAGAAAGTCCAGTTAACACGATTACAGCTTCAACTACAAATGATGTTTCTATTGCAGTACAAATTTTAGAAAATGTTTCAAGAGAAGTACAAAGTGTAGGTTGGCATTTTAATACAGATACAAATTATTTATTAGCTAAAAATTCATCTAATCAAATTGAATTACCTGCAAACTGTCTAAGAGTTGATACATCAAATAAAGATGCAGATTTAGATTTAGTTGAAAGAGCTAGAAAACTTTGGGATAGAGAAAACCACACTTATACAATTAATCAAGATGTTAGAGTAGACATAACTTGGTTTTTAGAATTTATAGAAATACCAGAAACAGCAAGAAGATATATTACAATAAGAGCTGCAAGAATATTTCAAGACAGAATGTTAGCTTCTGATACTTTACATAAGTTTCATCAAGTAGATGAAATACAAGCATTAGCTTCATTAAAAGAACAAGAGGGAGATACTAGAGATCATAGTATCTTTGATAATTATTCTACTTATAGAGTTGTAGATAGAGGTAATTATCAACCTAATAAAATTACTTTAACAGATGAATAATGGCTGCAAGATTAATTTCCAATTCAATTCCAAATTTATTGAATGGGGTTTCTCAGCAACCAGATACAGTTAAATTACCAAACCAAGCAACAGTACAAGAAAATGGTTTATCAGATATTATTTCAGGATTAGGTAAAAGACCACCTACAGAACATATAGCAAAATTAAATACTGACACACATACAAATAGTAAAGTACATATTATTAATAGAGATAGTACCGAACAATATGTTGTCTTAGTTAATAACCAAAGTGTAAAAGTTTATGATTTAGCGGGAAATGCTAAAACAGTTGTTACTCCTGATGGAGTTTCTTATTTAACATCAACAGCACCACAAGATGATTTTAATTTAGTAACTGTAGCTGATTACACTTTTGTAGTTAATAAAACTAAAGTTACAGCAAAGTCAGGATCAGCTTCTACAACTAGACCTGATGAAGCTATTTATTATATTAAAAATGGTCAATACAAAACAACTTACAAAATTAATATAGATGGTTCTGAAGTTGCAAGTTTTGAAACTCTTGATAATTCTAGCTCAGGAAACGCATCATCAATTACAACAGATAATATTGCAACAGAATTAACTAACGATTTAAATTCTAATTTATCAGGATACACAGTATCTAGAGACGGTTCTATTATATATGTTTCTAAAAACTCAGGAACATTTACATCAACTGTTTCAGATGGATTAGGAGGAGATGGATTAATTTTAGTTAAAGATAAAACTAATTCATTTTCAGATTTACCATACAAAGGCTACACAGGTTTTGTAGTAGAAATTGTAGGAGATGGTGGAACAGAATTTGATAACTACTTTGTTAGATGGGACGGTAGTGCTTGGGTTGAAACAGTAAAAGATGGATTAGATAATTCTTTTGATGTTTCTACAATGCCACATTTACTTATACGAACAGCTGATGGAAATTTTAGATTTTGCAAAGCAGACGGCTCAACTTACACGGTTAGTGGAACTCAATATACAGAGCCTGAATTTGCATCACGAACAGTAGGGGACGAGACTACAAGTCCTGACCCTACTTTCGTGGGAAGAAAAATAAATGATATATTCTTTTATAGAAATAGACTTGGGTTTTTATCTGATGAAAATGTAATATTTTCTAAAGCAGGTAAATTCTTTACATTTTGGGCAACTACAGTAACTACTGCTGTTGATGATGATATGCTTGATGTAGCTGTTAGTCACAATAAAGTTTCTATTTTAAAATACGCTGTACCTTTTAATGAACAGCTAGTTTTATTTTCAGATCAAACTCAATTTACTCTTGATGCTGAAGAAGCATTAACTGCAAAAACAGTTTCAATAAACCAAACAACTGAATACGAAATAGATGATAGTTGTAAGCCAATCGGATTAGGACAGAATATTTATTTTGGAATATCTAGAGGTAGTTTTGCAGGTGTTAGAGAATATTATGTAACTTCTGAAACAGAAATAAAAGATGCTTTAGATACTACTGTTAATTTACCTAGATATATTACAGGATCAATAACAGGGATAAAAGGTTCTTCTGCTGAAAATAGTTTATTTGGATTTGCTTCAGGAGAAAGGAATGCTTTATTTGTTTATAAATATTATTTTGATGCAAACCAAAAAGCTCTACAAAGATCGTGGTCTAAATATGTATTTGACACTAACGATGTATTACTAGATGGAGACTGTATACAAAACTTTTTATACATTGTCGTTAAGAGAGCTGATGGAACTTACCTAGAAAAGACAAATTTAAAAACAAATGAAGTAGATACAGGTTTAACTTTTCCAGTATTGTTAGATAGAAAAACAGTTTTAACTGGAGTTTATAGTAGTGGAACAGGTAAAACAACTTGGACTTTACCTTATCAAGAAAGTGCAGCTAAAGAAGTTGTATTAGGTGGTTCTTGGGGTTCTACACAAAAAGGAAGAAACTTATTTTTATCTGCCTCAACAAATACAACAGTTGTAGTTGATGGGGATTACTCGGCTAATCCCGCTATTGTTGGAAGAAAATATACTTTTAAATATCAGTTTCCTACTTTTTATGTAAGAGAACAAAAATCATCTGGCAACTCAACAACTGTAAACTCAGGAAGATTACAGTTAAAAAATATGAGTGTTATATTTGGAGATACAGGTTTCTTTGAAATCGTACTTACTCCATTAGCTAGAACTGCATCAACTTATAAATTTACAGGGCAAACACTAGGGTCAAGTACATTTACTCTTGGACAACCTAATTTGGAAAGTGGTACTTTTAAACTTCCAATTCAATGTAAAAATGAAGATACAAAGTTAGTTATACAATCAGATAGTTTTGTTCCGTGCAATTTCTTATCTGCTGAGTGGGAGGGTATATTCTCTGTTCTTTCAACTCGTGTGATAACTTAATGAAAATAGATGAAATAGAAACAACAAGTAAGCATATAAAATTATTAGTAAAAGATTTAAGACCTGAAGACGAAGATGAAATTAAAGCTAAAACAGGAACAACTAATGTTCAAAAAACTTTATTAACAGGTTTTGCTATGACCGATTATTGTCGTTCATTTTTTGTTGATGATAAAATTGCAGGTGTATATGGAGTAGTAGCGTCTTTAGATAATAAAGATATTGGCTCTCCATTTTTATTATGCACACCTAAAATTAAAAAACTAAAGATAAAATTTTTAAGAGAATGTAAAAACAGAGTAGAAGAAATGTCAGATAAATTTCCTATACTTTTTAATTATATAGACAGTAGAAATAAACTTCACTTAACTTGGCTTAAGTGGTGTGGATTTAAAATTATTAACGAGAAGACATTTAATGATGTTTTATTTTATGGATTCCTAAAGGAGAAGAAAAAGTAATATGTGTACAATGGAAGCGTATGTAGCTGGACGAGTATTACAAGGTTATACGCAGTATAAAGCTGATAAAGATAAAGCAAGATACATTAATCAACAAACTGATAACAAAGCAAAGAACTTAAGAGAAGAAGCAATCTATAAAGATAACTCTTTAATTAGACAAAAAGAAATTAAAGAAGATCAACTTTCAGCACAGAAGTTTGATTTAAAAACTAAAGCAGTACAAACTAAAGGTAAAGCAAAAGTTGCTTTCTTTGAAAAAGGTATTGGTGGTAATTTATATAATACTATTATTGGAGATATATCTAGACAAGAGGGTACACAATCTAACAGAATTGATCTTAACTACGAAAATTATATTAGCGCTATGAGTGATAATAGATTAGCTTACAACAGAAGATTTACTAATCAAATTTTAAATTTACCAAGAGCAAACAAACCATCTTTTATGACTTATGCTTTAGATGTAGGTATGGACGTTGGTTCAATGTATTTGTCTAATCAAGCACCTGACACTCCTGCTGATGGAGTTGAAGTTGGAGATATGCCATAATGGTTAAAATAAATACAGATTTAGGTGTTAATGTTCAATTAGAAAACGCAGCAACACCTGTAGATGTACCTGTTGGATCAGGAGCTCAAATAGTTGGTAAAGATAAATTTGGTCAGCTAGCAGATACTTTAGCTAAAATAAATCCTAAGATTCAAAAACTTGCACAACAAAATATAGAACGAGAAAATTTAAAAGAAGCAAATTTAGGTGCAGCTAAAATTAATGGAATGACTTTAGAAGAATCTAGAGATGCTGCTAAAAAAGGTTTTCCAAATATTTATAACGGTTGGGCTAGATATGGAGCTTACAAACAGTATGCTCTCAACTCTGTTGATGGAATGGTTGCTGATTGGAAAGATGAGTATATCTCTAAAAGAAATGTAGCAGGATATAATTGGCAAGAACATTACAATGAGTTTAGTCAAGGTTATTTATCAGATAAAGAGGGAGACGAGTTTTTTGCTTCTGCTTATAATGATGCAACTGGCAATCTAAGAAAATGGATTAACGTAAAAGAATTTGAAAAACAAGAAGAAGATTTAAAATATACTGTTATTGGTAATACATCTAAAAGTATTCAATCTATACCTGACCAAGTATCTACTGCTCTTGAAGTAGCTTTCTATGAAGAAGAATTACAAGAGTTTGGCGAAATGGGTACAATGAACACTACAGATTATCAAAAGAGAAAAGCAAAATACTTTCAAGATAATATGTCTGATACTTTTTTAGAATTATACAACACTGTAAAAGAAAACAGAAACCCTGCATTAACAAGAGCAGAGTTTGACGATATTGTAATTAATGAAGCTGAACTGCACGCTTCTTTAGATGGTAGATTTGCAACAGAATATATTGAATTATTAACACAAGGTAGACCTGATGGTACTCCTGCAATAATTAATAATCCTAAGTATCAAAAAAGAGTTACTTCACTTATAGAAAATCTAAAGGGTGCAATAAAATTAAATATAGATTCTGTAAATTGGACTAACGGTAATGTTGGTTCTATGTCAAAAACTGAACGTACAGAATTAGGAAAAAACATATTTGATAAAGAATTTAGAGTAAGAAAAAATAGTGGTGCTAGTAATGCCGATGCTTTCTTAGGTTCTACTTTTGCTATAATGAATGGTATTAAAAGAAATGAACCAATTAAACAAATAGTAGATTTATTTGAAAAACCATTAAGCAGTGAATACACGGAAGATTCTAAACTAGCTTTAGAAGTTTATGCTGCACTAGAAAAAAATGGAGTTACAGGAATATACTTTAAAGAAAACGATAAAAACAAATTTAAATTCTTTGTAGCTAATTTAAAAATTCAATCAGGACAAGACCCTAGAGATGTTATTAGAGAAATGGGCACTATGGATACTCTAACAAAAGAAATTAATGAGTTGTCTTCTCAAGATAAGAAAACACTTCAAAGTTATGGTGGTAATATGGCTTATCCTCCAAACCAAGAATTATACTATATGACTGCCCAATATTTTAAAAATATAAATTCAGGAATGAATGATAATTATTTAGGTCAAGCTAAACAGTTTATAGAACAACATTATACTTTAGTTAATGATCGTTGGGTAAGTAATTATAAGATGAATCAATTTGGAGTAACTAAAGATACTTACGATTCATTTAAAATAGCAGCAATACAATTATTGTCTGAAAAATTAAATACAGAAAAAAACATTATTCAAGAAAGTGATTTAGTTGGTTTTGAATTTGATGAAACTAATATGAATCCTGATTTTAATATTGCTGTATCAAGTGGTATTGATCTTAATAAATATGAATTAATTGTTAATGATGCAGATGATACACTTTATTTTAAAGTAGATGATGGAAGTCCTTTAGAAATACCTGCAACTGTAGAATATAAATCAGGCGAAACTGTATGGTTAGAAATACCAATAGATATAGTTAGAAAAAGATACGATTTAAATGTAGCCAATGAAACTGCTCGTTTAGATAAAATAAGAGATGCTAAAGATGAAAAACTAAGAATAAAAAAAGAGAAGAATCAAGAATTTTTATCAACACAAGAGGGAATGACACCATAATATGACAAGCATTAATTGGGATTTTATTTCAAGCCTAGAGGGTAAAGGAGTTAAGAAAGCATATGTACCTAGTGAAAACTCTGGTGTTACAGTAGCAACAGGATTTGATCTTAAAGAAAAAGATACACAAATATTAAGTGATATGGGTATATCACAAGAGACAACAAGTTTATTATCTCAATTCTTTGGTATGTCTGGTGCAGAAGCAAAATCAGCTTCAGAAAATTTTAGTTTAAATGATGAACAAGTTAAAGAAATAGATAAAGCTAGTCATAGTTGGTATGCTAATCAAGTAAAGAAAACTTATGAAAGTAAAGAGTATAAAACTGCTTGGGATCAATTAACAGAAGCAGAAAGAACGGTTATAGCTTCAGTAGGTTTTCAACACGGAACATCTTTTACTAGAAAAGACGGTTCTGAAATGAACTACATTAAACAAGCTAGAGATGGAGATTGGGAAGCTCTTGAAGCTAACTTAAGAAATTTTGGAGATGACTTTAATACTAGAAGAAATAAAGAAGCAGATTTTCTAGCTGCCGAAAAAAAAACTCTAGATGAGAAGTTTATACCAACAGATATAACTAAACAAAAGTTTTTATACTCTGAACTACCTGATGTTAGTAGAGGTTTATTTTTAGATAAAGCATATAATTATAGCGAACTACAAAAACATATTGCTGAGGGTAGAACTATTAGTGCAGCTCTAAAAGCATCGTTAGTAGAAAATACAATTTTCTCTAATGCTTATGATATGTTTACAGCTCCTACTTTTGTCCAAGAAGATGGATTTAGTATGAAGAATAATAAAGAAGAATTTGATGCAGTAATTAAACAATATAATTTAAATCCTGATTTTGCAGATAGTCTAATAGGTGCTTTAAATGGAGAGCATTTAAAATACTTAGGAGAAAAAGCTGCAAGACACCAAAAGAATGCTGAGTTGTTATCTTCTTATGGTTGGGCAGGTATAGCATTACAATTTGGTACTTTTATATTAGACCCTGTAAACCTTACTGGTTATGGAGCTCTAGGAAAAGTAATGAAAGGTACTCAGTTTTTAACAGGATTAACTAGAAGACAAAACTTTGTTAGATCAGGTTTAGCTTATGGTTCTATGGAGGGAGCTTTGTATGCTCCAATAGCAGCAAATAACCCTACAATGGGACTAGATGATGTACTAATTGCCTCTGCTTTAGGTGGCACTCTTGGAGGGGGTATCTCTGCTTTAACTGCTAAAAACCTAAGAAATATAGCTAGTTCAACGCAAAGACAAGACTTAGTAGAGAATGGATTAACACCATCAAAAGAAGCTGATGCAACAACATTTAAAAATACTAAACCTACTCAGAAAAATAAGAAATTAGAAAAAGAATTAAACGAAACAGCTTTAGTAGATAATGTAGAATTGTTTTTTCCTAAACTAAGAAATATTCCTTTTTTAGGATTTAGTATGACTAGGTCAGGAACTTTAGGTACGAGTT